ATCAATGCGGTTAGAGGTGGTCCACCTCGTCCAACTAAGAGCGCTGGTGACATGCTAGCTAGCCTACCTAATATGAGTGGGTTTGTAAGCAAGGATGAAAATACTGCGGTGTTATCAGATTTTTATGAGGTTGCTCGAGATATTAATAAGGCTAATGCCACACTGAAAAGTATGAAGCATTTACCAATGGAAGAGCAACGTGCGTATAGAGAAGAGCACAAAAAAGAAATACAGCTTAGTGGCATGGTAAAAGCCGTAGAGAAACAGCTTGTAGCTTTAAAGCAGCGTGAGCAAATGGTACGTGAGTCTGTAAAAATATCTGATGCGCAAAAACAACTAGAGTTAAAAAAGATTAATGACCAGCGTGACCGCATGGCTAAGAATGTAACTAAGATTCGCCAAAGAATGTACGACTAAAAAAAACCCCGCCGAAGCGGGGTTCAATCACGAGAAGTGAGGAGAGTGTAAACGAGGAAGCATTTACATCTTCGAATATACACAAGAACTACTTAGAACGCCAGAACCTTATACCGATTTTTTCGTTTTCAATTACTTCTTTATATATCAGCCTTATACGGTGTTTCTTAGCCTCCTTTAAAATTTCTTCAATAAGAGGCTCAGTATCTAAAGCAGGTATAAAAAAAGAGGAGCCCAGCACCATTGCGTGCCATTCAACAGTAACTGGGACCCCTTCGTTAAAAATCATTCTTCCTCAATAGGTATACTAAATTTAAGCTTGGCTTTCTCAACGCTAAACCCTAGTGCATTTACTTGGAAAGTATCAAGCTCAGAACCTTTAGCCATACCTTTTTTCTTAATAACCGAGTTAGGGTCAAGAGCTTTAACGCCATCAATAATGCCTTTATAGCCGACTTGTTTCTTGGTACACCATAGGCGTAGCTCGTCAACAGCAATCCATAACAGCCCTGTATCAGGCTCATAACGGGTCATCAGAGGTCCATATGGAAGTTTAAGCGGCGCTTTAGTCAGACCAGTACGCTTGTCGTTAGCATCGTCTACTACCAAGAGGTTGCGATTATGTTCATTCAAGAACGCACCTAAGCTAGCTAATGGGTCAGTCTTTGCAGATTGTACATTTTCACGTAGTTCGCTAAAGTATTTAACAGCCCATGCCCATACCTTATCAACGTCTATATCATGTAGCCCCAGCTCTTTAGCAAAAATTGCTCCAGTAAACGCCATAGCTGCACCAGCAGAATAAAACCGTTGCTTCTGACTAAGTTTAGCGTCAATGTCAAAACGTTTTTGTGTCCCATTTAGCGTTTTCTTAACAGCTTCTAGGTTAACTAAAAAGTGTTGAGTCAGTATCGGTCCAGCATGTCCGTAGTTTTCGGGCAAGGTTTGCTCAAAGAGTTCATCAGATTCTTCCTTAGTCATAGTGTTGTCCGCTTGGATGCCGACCTCTACGATACGCAGTTGCTCCGATTCAGGGGTAGCCTTTAAGACTGCCATCTTGTCGTGCATACTAGAGTTGCCTGAGAAAATCGCAGGGAGCGCCCAACGAGTATTGTTTAGCCGCATCTCATTAGAGTTAGCTTTCATACGATTGTTAGACCGCCCTTGTGATACGCCATACGAGATGTCGCTAACTGCTTCTTCGCTCATGTTAGTTACTTCATCAGTACAGATAGCAATGTTATTAAATACACCGAACTGGTGAAACTGAGACTTCAAAGTATCTTTAGCAATGAGCATCATGTCCGTAGGATTACCCCAAATACTATTGATAACTCGTTGAATGGTGGTCTTGCCAGTACCTGATTCGTTTTCCGTCAAGGAGAAAATCAAACCTTTTTGATTAGTAAATTTAAGTAGCGGTGCGCCTAACCCTACAAAGAACATAAAGGCACGAGCTTCTTGACCTGGGCGGCTATATGCACTAGCTACTCGCTTCCATTCGGCTAGTGTACCTTTGGGTTTAAACCACTGTACAAACGATAGGGTTGTGTTTGAGGGTGGTGAATATACTGTGCCTGTAGCTGAGATTTCTCTATCACCCACAATAAACTTAGTATCGTTATCGCACCAGCCAAACTGGGTACGCATCTTCTCGGTTGTTTCACGGTCTTGTAGTTCTTTCGCAAAAGCAGTTATATAGTTCATGATATGTTTCATTTCCTCTGCGTTACCAATAACCCCATGTTTAGATACAGTCTTCTTAAACTCATCTGAAGTCATCAATGCTTGATTGGAACAGGCAAACTCACGTACACCATCTTTGGGCATATGCACCCGCATCCAAACCATGTCACCTAGTTCAGGGTCTTCCATGCGCTTAACGATATAAAAGTCGTGTTTAAAGATTAGCTTATCTTTCTCTACCTCGTCGCCGTCTTCACTAGTAAAGCCTTGCTTATAAATACCGCCGTTCTTGCCACGGAAATAAGGCCAAGGCAGTTCAGGAATTTTATAAGTAACTTCAGTCTCAATTTCCGCACTGACTAAAGTTACTACGTTATCTTCTTCGGTAGCTTTAGCAATCTTGGCACTGATAGCAATAGGGCTTGTAATCTTACCTTTATATTGGCATCCATCACAATGTCCTGGGTTATTACGCTCAAGTGTTACACAATGGTATGGACCACCTATATCATTAGCTTTATAGATAGTATCTTGGAAAGAATACTCAGGATGATGTTCTGACATCCGATGAATTGCCTCATCCTTATCTTCACAAAACTGTGCAATAGATAGCGCTCCACGCCACTGGTTGTAGTCAATGGTAGGCTGGTTCTTATATGCGTAAGTAAGTTGGGCGCACTGCCCGCCACGCATAATGTCTTTAAAAATAGTAATCTTATTACCTAATAACTTACGGGTAGTCTCATCCATTGGGCGACGAGGCGCTTTAGTAAGGTCAAGCTCAATCTCAATACCCTGCATTACTTTTGCACGGAAATCCTCGTACTCCATGGCTGGACTTTTTACTATCCATTTAACGTCTAGGGGTGGGTCAGATTTAAAATTGTGTGTACTGGGTACACGCAAAACCGCCGCTACGTCAGTAATCTTCGATGGGTCAGCAACAATCTTTAACCGCTTGAGCTGGCGCTTCCAGTATTCACAAGCCTTAACCCACTCTTCTTTTTCAAGGGTTTCTTCCATTACCCAGTGTACATGCAAGCCGTTACCCGAGTTAACTACGTTTGGTTTAGGTAAACGTAGTTCTGTGCATAGGCGTTTAACATCTGCTAATGCTTCGGCTTGGCTACGATAGCCCTTACCTTCTTCTGCGTAATTCTCTCCACAATCTAGGTCTAACCAAAAAGACTTCTGCCATCCTGCGTTAATTGCTTTCCTGTTTTCGTTTGTAATAAATTTCGAGCATCCGAAATACACATCTTTCTTTTTATCGAGAAGGTCTTGAATTAAAACTTCAGCTTCTGCAATGGTTTGTACAAAGTGCGTAATCGGTGGGGTTTTCTTTTTATAACTCCCTATGCAATACCAACCAAGTCCTTCCTCGGGTAATATCGTAGAGAGAAAATTATTCCACGTAGGCATTTACATCCTCAAATTGCGCCGACAATAATCCTATCAAGGTGGTGGCATCCACCTCAATAGTTGGCTTACGCCTTCTTTTTTAGATACTTATAAATCTTTACTTCATGGGTTTTATTGGGGGCACTTTTCCCCATAAACCAAGCGTATATAGCAGTGCGAGATACACCAAAATGTTTCGCTACTTCTATTACGGAAATATCTTTATCAATACATAACCTACCTAGCATTACACCTACTAGGTCTTGGTCAGCTTTAGCAACAGCTTTAGCAAATTTTAGGGAATATCCAGTCATATTATTCTTATTAGGTGGGGGTACTAACGTGTCCTTTAACCTCTATAGAGAGACTTCATACAGGCTATTTAGCGTCGCCGAGCCGACGTATTCCCCGTGCTCCCCCCGTTACTATTATGCCCAGTCGTCTAGGACAGCGTTAATATCTTTAGGCGTTTCCGCTTCAGTTTTCTTAACTCGTTTAGTTGGTTCAGGTGTGACTTCCTCCGACATAGCTGGTTCAGCTTTAGCAACAGGTTTAGCTACTGCAAGCTGAGGCGCACCATCTACTGCCGCAGGGGTCAAACCAATAGCCGTTTTAGCTTCCGTAGTTTTGCCTTTAGCTAAGGCATTGGCAAACTCATCTTCTTCCAAATAACGTACTGCTTTGAAAGTAAGTTTTGGTGTAGCGCTACTTGTGTCAAAACGCATCTCTGTAACTACTGAAGTTACTGAAACATTGTTTGTACCTAAGAGACGTACATAAGCTTCCAAAGGTAACTTACCATCAGCGCCCTTACCAAAAATTGATTGGGCTGGGAGGGTTAATTGGAATACATCACCTTGTTGGTCGTTCTCTAGCAATACAGCTAAACGACGGCTAAAGCGACATGCACGCCCTTTACCGCTAGGTGCTGAGCCATCCACATTCTGTGGGCAGTCTTTACAGTTTGCCGCTTGTGGTGCTGTACTCTTTGCATTTGGACTAATGCCATTGTCCGAGAAGCAATCAGGCATTTTAGCGCCTTGACCTTCAGCAAAGGTAGCTTCATAGAAAGTACGAGAGTTGTACTGTGCCGCACCAACGATAACCACATTCATGGCACGCTCTTCATTCTTAGCGACTTCTTTACCTTCTACTACCATACGGAATACAGAACCCTTGATAGAGATACGCTTAATACTTGGACCTGTTGAAGCACCGCCGCTACCCATAAGGGCTTTAGTTGTTTCGTCTACACCACCACGCAAATGTGCTGGTAGGTTTCCTTTTAACATACTAAGTTCGTTAGCCATTTTATGCCTCTCCTTTTTTCAAAAACTCTAAAAATACTTGTGCGGCTTTTGTAATTATCGCTGGGTCTGTACCAGCAGCGTTTGCGTTTACAGCAAAACTTAAAGAGTTGTTACGCATTTGTAATTCAATCTGTAAATTTTGTTGTGCCTCTTGCATAGCTCGTTGTTGTGCTTCTGCAATAGCTGCTTGCATACGTTCTTGTTGCTCTGGTGTTGCTTGCTGTGTATCACTCATTTACTTCTCCTTTTGCTGTGTTTGTTAATACATCAATATCTGCTTTTTTAAATCGCAGTTTTGTTCCTACCTTAAAATGCGGTAGCTTCCCTTCCCTACATAAAACATAAATCGTTTGACGAGAGACACGTAGTATCTTCGCTACTTCATCGACTGTCAATGGCAAGTTCTCCATCCTTACTTCCTCCTTACTGTAACTGTATACTTGTTATTAATATTCATGCCAACTGGCATCAATGTTGGGTTTTCATCTAGAAACTGTTTCATGTTTGTTGTACTGATACGACGTTCCAGTACTTGTGGTATGTCATGTTCTAGTATGAAGTTATACATACTTTCCCAATCGGTTGTTTCATATCTAGTGCGTACTGACCTGAATACTGTACCCGCTTGAGTCTTTATGCTATCGGCACCAATGTCTTTGCATAGCTTTAATAATTCTTCCGCTACCATCTCCATCTGTGCTTCAATCTTGCTATCTTGCGCTTCAAATTCAGCAAGCAATTCTTTCCTTTTGTCACGCATCTTTATGTATACGCTGGCTAATTTATCAGCCTGTACTTGGGCGCTCATATTGTTCCTCCATTTGCCTTTGCGTACCACATGCGAATGATATTTTTAAGGTCATCTATATTATTTCCTATCTCTTTAAGTTCGACAGAAGACCATCCGTTCTCAAATTTTTTATCGTATATAGATATCTTATTAACTACCATTCCATTATCTGTATTACCTTCAATAACTAAAACAAGAAAGTTAGACATCTTGGATAAGTTTTTTAATAAAATATCTTGTCCTAAGCTAATACTTTCGCTTGGTCGCTTCCATTCACCCACTAAAAAGATACCATTACGCTCTAGCACCATGTCTAAATTAGATGGTAATAATTTTGGGTTACTAGGTATAACCCCTACCAAATCCGCAAAGTCTGTATGCTTCGCATCGGGGTTGCGCATTGCTGTCATTACTTCTCCTCGTTTTTCTTTAATTATACTCTTACTCTTAACAATGTCAACTAAGTAAATCGCTATAAAGCGCCATTATGTTTCCTTGAATATCTTGTTTATTTTGGAGTGCTTCATAGAGCTTTTTCTCTACGGTTGACCCTCGCAATTTAATTACAGTACATGGGTTTTTTTGCCCACTACGATGCACTCGAGCATTAGCCTGTGCGTATGTCTCATATGAAGTTATCGGACCCCACCATACGATTGTATTTGCGGCATGAAGGGTTACGCCATGGCTAGCCGCTTGCGGTTGAATAATTAACACTTTTGGGTGTGGGGTTTCTTGAAATTTCTTGAAAATTTCTGTACGTTTGTTTACAGGAACACCTCCATGAATCAGGTCTACTGTATACCCATCTTTTTCTAGGCTCTCCCTAATGACTTCAATGGCATGGCGAAAGGGTGCAAACACCAATACCTTATGGCTGGACTCGTCAATTACTTCCTTGAGCACCTTAAGGCGGTTACTAGCATCAAACTCTACAATCTCCCCCGTATCGGAATAGACTGCGCCACTAGATAGCTGAAGAAGCTTATTTAAATTAGCCGCCGCATTAACAGTAGTAATCTCTTCTCCAGCCGCATGAACTAACATTTGTTTGCGGAGCATATCGTAATACTTCTGTTGCTGTGGGGTTAGAGGAACTTCACGCGTTTGATACGTAATCTCAGGTAGGTCAAGGCACTCTTCTTTGGTAAACCGTATTGCGGGTTGCAGTACCTTATGGACTATATCTTCAGAGTTAAGTTTTGGTATCCATTTAAACATGGTTATTTTCTGCATTACCATGTCTCTAAAGTGCGAATAAAACTTAGGTACTCCTGAGGGGTTAACTAGTTTAGCAATGCCATAAGCATCTACTGGGGACTGTGCGGCGGGTGTGCCAGTCATCATCCATAACCAAGTATGCGGTTTGATTAACGAGTTAAATACTTTCCAACGGTTTGTAGTGGGGTTCTTATAGGCGTTGGCTTCATCTACAATAATAAGGTCAAAGTCAGCCTGTGCAATAGCATCTGAAACAATTTCAATACCATCGTAGTTAATGATGACAAACTCGGCGTCGCTCTCAATAATCTTTTTTCGTTTATCTTTAGCCCCGTATGCGGTATCTACCTTGCGATGTATGGCAAACGTAAACAAGTCTGCACGCCATGCAGCATCCATAATAGATAAAGGGCAAACAATTAGCACCCGCTTGATATATCCTAAGTTCATTAGGTAGTCAGCCGCCCATATAGCTGAAGCGGTTTTGCCTGTACCTTGCTCGTTAAAAACAAATGCTCTGCGGTGAAGAGTTAGAAATGCGGCAGTGGTTTTTTGGTGGTCAAATGGTTTGAATTGCCCAGGCCAAATATATTGCCCTTCGATTGGTGATGGCACGTTACGAACTTTAAGGTTTTTTAAAACTTGCATTTCCTCAAGCCCCCAATGCACAAGAACTTCATGATAGTTCTCTTCCGAATACATCAGCTTACTCTTAGGAATGACTGACGTAATGCGATTAGGGTCACGCACTTTAAGCATTACTGCTTTGTTTTCAACAATTTCCAAAACTCTCTCCGATGCAAGGTAGCCTGAAAGCGGTGTCCGCTTCAAGCTTTTATAATTTTTCTAGTCTTTCCCAGTGTCCGTTAGCTCATGCAGTTGAAAGGTGATTAGCACGTGAGCACTAATTACAAAGACCACTTACTAACTGATACGGTTTACCATGAAAGGGGTCACCCCCTGAACCGACTAGGCACTCATACCTTATCCTGCGGCTCTTTTCAAATTACTTTTTGCGTTCCCGCTTGCTAACTTCTGATACTAAGTTATGCTTTGAATCTCTTTTAAACGAACGATTCTTACTAGCGCTTTCTACACGCACGCCATCTTTAATAGAACCACCCTTGTCAGCCGCTACAATATGGGCTACATCTTTGCCATCGCCTTTACTAACTTTACCAGCTTTCATTAGCTTGGCACGAGCTTTATTACGCTCTTCACGATTCTTAACCTGTTGTGGGCTATCTTCGTACTTAGCGGCGTTAACGTATTTGCGGTCTGCTTTGTTCTTATATGGCATAGTAAGTTCCTTTTCCCATATTATCCTCGTTCTCCATTGTGTGCGCAAGTCGTTACAGGACACCATTTGGCACAAGTAAAGTTACGCTTAGGATTCCATACCCCGTTCTCTATGCACGCATCTAGTTGATTTACAAGGGGTTTAAACTGCTCAAAATAAGCTAGTCTATGGTGAGTGCTGTATTCTTCTTTAATAAACTCTTTAGATACCACAAATAACAAGCCAGCTTTAATAATTTTAATCTCGGGGTAGTGCGTAAACACACAGGCGGCTAATAGCTTTAGCTGTTTAGTATCCGCAAACTTTGCCGACTTGCCTGTTTTATAGTCAATAATACGAGCTTCTTGGTTTTCTCGGTCTAGGATAATTAAGTCAGCAATACCCCGATACCAAACATTTTTATCAAAGAAGTCACATGGGGTTAACCTGCCGTCAGCCGTAAGCTTAACTGCAAGTTTGTTTTCACAAAGCTTCTCACCTGGAACTGCCTTGAGCTTATCTAACATCTCTTGGATAAACGCATACTTTTCAGGTAAAGGTTTGCCATCCCTAATGTGTTCTTCGGCGGCAAGGTGTAGGTCTTTCCCGTAGTTCATCGCATCCGGCTCAGGCTCTTTAATATCCTTTGCTATACGCAAATGGTAGTATTTTTTAGGGCACTGCTCAAATAAAGTG